TGTCGACCGGCACCGACTGCGTGCCTCTTTCGCGGTCGCGGCGGCGGTTGTCGGCCATCACGGTGGTCTGGTGCATGGCCGGCAGCTCGGTGAGGCAGGTGAAAGCCGGGCCGCTGCTGGCCATGCCGAGGCGGTCGACGTAGTTGTCATCGAAAATGCCGTTGATCGACACGCCGCCGATGCGCGCGGTGGCGTTGTTGAGCACGCCGAGGGTGGCGCAGTTGATGGCGGATTCGATGGCGGCGAAGGGATTTCCCATGCCGCCAGACTAGCGGGCCGGCGTGAACTTATGCGGCCGGCTTGGTCACTTTTTTAATCGCGTTCGGTGACGCGCAGGTTGGCGCCTTCGACCAGCGTCTGGCCGGTGCTGGTGGTGATGACGAACGACACCTTGTAGCTCACCCCGGCAGTGCCGCCGGTGATCAGCTGGCGCACGATGCTGCCGTCGATCTCGTCGCCGCCGGAAAGCATGGCGGCCTGGGCGACGCCGGATGCGCTGCGCACGGTGACGGTGGCGCCGCTGATCGTCTCGCCGGTGTCGAGCAGGTTGGCGAAGTCGACGCCGAGGCGCACCACTTCGCTGGGGTCTTTATCCGTGAAATTCATAGCGGGCCTCTAGGGTGGTGTCGCGGGCAGCGGCGGTCAGGGTAGTGTCGCGGGTGGCGGCGATGAGCAGCTCGACGGCGCGCAGAGTGATCAGGCTGAGTGTGACGTTGTCGGCCAGGTGAGCATGCATCGCCTCGATGATGGCGAGGGTGTGCGCGCTGGTCAGCTCGATCTCGTCTGCCAGGTGCGCGTGCGCGGCGTCGGCGATGGCGAGCAGGCTGTCCGAGGTCAGCGCCAGGTTGTCGGCGGCGTGGCCGTGGGTCGCCTCGGCGATGGTCAGGCTCGGCGCGTCGGACAGGGTGAGGTTGTCCGACAGGTGCGCGTGCAGGGCGTCGGCCACGGCCAGGACGTGCTGGCTGGTGATGACGATGCCGTCGGCGGTGTGGGCGTGGGTCGCCTCGGCGATGGTCAGCGCCAGCTGGCTGGTGAGGCTGAGGTTGTCGGCGCTGTGGGCGTGGGCCGCGTCGGCGATGACCAGGTTCTCGGTGCCGGCCAGCGACAGCACCACATTGTCGGCCAGGTGCGAATGCAGCGCCTCGGCGACGACCAGCACCGACAGGGTGGTGAGGCTCAAGCTGTCCGCCGTGTGCGCGTGGCTGGCGTCGGCGATCACCAGATCCTCGCTGCCGGCCAGGGTGAGCGTCAGGTTGTCGGCGGTGTGGCCGTGCAGCGCATCGGCCAGGGCCAGCAGGATCGCGGTGCTGAGTGCTACGTTATCCGCGCTGTGGGCGTGGGTCGCATCGGCTACGGTGAGCAGGTGCGAGGATGTCAGGACGGCATTGTCGGCGCTGTGGCCGTGGGTGGCGTCGGCGATGGTGAGGTCGGTCGCCCCGCCGCCGCCGACATCGAAATACAGGATTTGCGGGCGCTTGCGGAAGATTTGCCAGGGGTTGTTGTTTAACTCAGCATGATCGAGGTTCGTTAAAACTCGTTTAAATAATGCCAAATAAGGAATGTTTACAGCACAAAATCCAGCCGCTGCTGACTGCGCGCCGATAAATATAGTCCCTGCCGTTAATCCTGAAGGTGTTCCTGTCGCGCGTGATATGCCGTCAGCATAAATAGCAGCAGTTTCGTAACCGCCTCGATAGGTAAAGCCATAAGTGCGTTCTACGCCAGCAGAAATAAGAGATGCCGTTGCAGCACCATCACACAATGAAAAGTGCGTGGAGTTGTTAAAGTTTGGGCCAGCATCAAAGTTGCCTGCGTAAATCCACCGATTACCAGCCGATGCGGTAGTTCTTTGGTTTGCAATAACCACCCCGGATAACGGGCCGGAGCTTAATGTAATCCCTGTGTTTAAGTAGTCTGACGTACCATTAAAGCTCGTGTTTCTACCGGATTTTCCTGCTGACTGTCCAACAGTCCCACTTAGCAATATGCCGCGCACATGGTCGTATGGTGTGCCAGCAATCGCTAATATGAGGTTTCTTGAGAATGAATTGTTCCAATCAATCTCAACCGGATACTGCGGCTGTTGAGTAAACCGGCTCGGGAGAATCAGATTAGCCACTGGCTAGACCTTATGCGTAGTCGTACTTGACGCCAACATACTTGAACGAATTAGTATTGACGGCTGAGTTTCTCAAGTTGACACCGGTATTATGGGCCACATACAAGCCCCAGAATTTCGGCATGACGCCACCGAACAGGCTTGCCACGCTGAATGGCAAGACCTCATAAGCCACATCACTTGTGTTCGCAGGCACAGCAACAGCCGCACCGAACTTGAGCGCACCCAAAATGCCGACGTTGGTCAATGTCTCGGCAGAGTCAGTGCCATCCAGAACGTCAATGGCGGTCGTCGCCAAACTGGTATCCGCACCCCAGACATAAACGGCGATTGTCGTGTTTGCTGTTGGCGTGGTGCCCACACTGACCTTGCCACTCACCATAGCGTCGATGTATTTGTTCGATGTGTTGTCGATCTGCGTAGACTCACGGCCAGCCACGAAGGATGGAGACGTAGCCAGGTTCGCCAAGTCCATCGTGATCGTGGCGTTTGCTGCATAGTTGACTGTCGTGGTTCCCATGATTTACCACCCCATCGCTTCGTAGACTTCCTGATAACTCACCGAACCCTCAATCGCCATCGTCGCGGGACTGGCATCCGAGCCAGTGCCAACAGCGAACAGCTTTTCGAGAAGGTTCGCTTTGCGCTTGCAGTGGACGTAGACAGCGGCACGAACAGCCAAGTCAGCGGCAGTCCCTTTCCAGCACTCATCGATCCCTGAACGGACATTGATCTTGCTCGGGTTGCAGGTAGCAGATTGGTTGTCGAACAGCCATTCCCAGATACGGGCCTTGCCGACAGAGAGGTTATCCACCCGCACCCAATCGAACCCGTTCTGCATGATCTCGTCTTGGGTAACGCTGGTTTTCCATACGATGAAAGCGGGCGAGGCTTCTACCTTGAGTGCATCAGCAAGCGCATACGCACCATCATAGGTTTTTGGAATCTGGTTAAGGGTTGGGTCGGCTTCCACAAAAGCCTTGAGCGTTGCGCGTTGTTCAGTCGTCAGCATGTTCTATCTCCTATGCGTACCATGTCCGGGCCGGTAGGGGCGCGGGTTGTGTCTTGATAACTGGCGGCGTCATCCTCGGCTGGGGAACCCTAACGGGCACCCACAGCACGGGAGCGATGAGCCACCATGTCAGGATCATGCCGGGTCGGCGATCTCGATGTCCCACGCGGGGAAGTTGACGGTGTTGCTGCCGTTGGCCGTCAACGCCTGGCTGGTGCAGGTGGTGACGTAAAGCAGCCGGGTGCCGTCGCAGATGGCGATGTGGTTGGCGGTGCCGCTGGTGTCGATGAGCACGCTCGACTTCGCCGCGACCGTGACCTTGCGGCCGCTGGTGTCGCCGTTGGCCTTGGTGTAGTCGGTGTTGACAGTCATCGCCACATCGGCGAGTGCGTAGGTGGTGACCGCTTCGGTGCGGGTGGTGGGCTGCGCCGAGCATGCGACCATGATGTTGCCCTGGTCCAGCACATCGAATGCGCCATCCAGAACGTCGTCGTGAACAGATTTTGCCATGATGGCTCCTTAATTGGTGTCGGACGTGCCGAGCGTGCTGTTGTGGATGGCGAGGTCGGCGCTGCCGGTGGCGGCGTCACCCGTCGGCACGGTGCCGCTGATGTCCTTGGCCCAGCCTGCCGCGCAGAAGCGGGCGCCGTCTTCGTCGGATACGGTGCGAACGTCGCCGGCCTCGAAGCGGTCGCGGCCGTCGAGGAATGTGGTCAGTGCTTCGATTTTCATGTGATGACTCCTGTTTAGGTGATGTCGTGGTAGACGGTTTTGCCGGCTTCGATGCGCGCCTTGAGAACCTTGCGGCGGGGGTGCTCGGTGTGGCTGACGTGAACCCAGCGGCCGAACTCGTCGATCAACTGGTCGAACGGCAGGTGCAGGCTCTGGATCTTGTCCATCAGCACGGCGGTGCTCATGCCGGGGACGTAGATGTCAGCCGCCTCGCCGCGGGTGTGCTGGCTGCCGCGCGCGCCACCGATGCGCTTGTTGATCGTGGGCGTGCGGTAGCCGCTGGTGACGACGACGGGCTGGCGCAGGTGGTCGCGCAGCGGTTGCAGCACGCGCTCGCACAGGGCGCGCAGGTTGGCCTGGTGCGCCTCGCTGGGGTGGTTGGATAACATGCTGCGGGCGGCCTCTTGCGAGAACGTCAGTTCATCGAGGGTGAATGAGCGGGTGAGGTTCATTGCGGCACCCCGTCAGCCTGGTCGCACAGCACGGCCCAGGCGCTGGCCTTGGCGTCGTTGCCGGCATAGGCCCTGCGCCAAGCGCCGACGCTGATGGCGTTGCACAAGGTCCACTCGGCGGTGACGCGGGCTTCGTCTTCGGCCTTGGCGCCGTGGGTGGCGACGGCGGCCTGCATGCTGTCGAAGCTGGCGCAGCCGGTGAGGGTGAGCAGGAGCAGGGCGGCGAGGGTTTTCATGCGGCGTGGTCCCAAGGTTTTTTTGCCGGGTCGGCGCCGAGCACGCCTTGGTACATCAGCCAGCGGCGCCAGGCCGGCACGCCTTCGTGTTCCATCGCCTCGCGGAATACTTCGGCGGCGCCGGCCCAGGTGATCCAGCCACGCGGCACCCAGTCGCGGCACAGCTTGTCGTGGATGACGGCGCTGGCGTGGGCGGTGTCGCCGGTGAGCCAGAATGTCAGCGGCAGGCGCGGCACGGATGCGAAGTCCATTTCGAAGCCCTCTTCTGCGACGATCAGGCCAGCGGTTTCTGACATGAATGCCAGATCCTGCCGCAGCTTCCATTTTGTTCGCGAGTAGCTGCCGCCCTCCTTGACCTTTTCGGCGACGAGCTGGGTGAGGAATCCGGGCGCGATATTCATCAGAAAACCACCGTCTCGAGGCGCACATTCTTCGCGCCGATGTCATTCAATGCCGTGGCGAGTTCGCCCTGGCAGTGCTCGTGCATACTGACCAGCGCCTGCTTGACGGCATCGCGGGCGTCGTCGGTGTTCTCGGCGGCCATGTCGTCGAACCAGATATTCAAGTGGACGGTCAGCTTGCGCATGTCACCACCTCCAGCACAGGGCGCCGAGCGCGCCGCCTGCGCCCCAGGATGCGAGGTCGCCGCCGTCGAAGTTGTCGTCGGTCGCCTCCTTGACCGTGCCGACGATAACCGCGGCGAGCACGCCGAGCCAGGGCTTGTCGGTCTTGGCGCTGACTGCGCACGACAGGGCGCCGCCGATGGCGACGTGGCTGATCTTGTCGTAGGGGTGCTCTTTCCAGTCGACGGCCATGGCGACGAGCGGGGCCAGCAGGGCGGCGGCGATCATGGCGCGGATCATCTGTGCTGCTCCTGGTGCAAGCGCTGCAGGGCGTCGATGCGCTGGTTGATGATCAGCAGGTCGCGCTTGGCGTCGGTACCGGTGTAGCGGTCCTGGGTGCGCGCGACCATCGCCGCTTCGATTGCCGACAGGCGGCGCTCGTAGTCAAGATGGCAGGGGTTTTCGGCGCAGTTGGCTTCGCTTTCGCGGGCGTGAAAGATCATGAACGCCCAGGCGATTATGAAGGCGAGCATGGCGGCGATCAGCCAGTTGAATGCGTCTTTCGTGTAGCTCATTCCCACGGCCAGCGTTTGCTGGTCACCCAAAACATCAGACCGACGAGGAACAGCGCGACGACTTGCGCCGCCCGCTTGAGGATGCCGATTGCGCCATCGGCGATCTCCATCTTGACGCCATCAGTGATCATGGCTTTGGCCTTGATTGCCGCAGAGGTGGCGATCTGCTCGGCCAGCTCGGGCGTGATCTGGTGCGTGGCGATCACGCGCTCGATCTCGTCAATCCGGCTTTCGACTTCATTGCGGCACGCGCCGATCGTTTCGCGCACAAAGGCTTTTTGCTCTTCGTTCACGCTGCGTCACTTGGCTGCCACGCCGGCCCGCAGGGCACCCAGGCCTGCGCCGACCAGCGCGGCATTGACCGCTTCGGCCAGCGTCATCTCTCCGGTCATGAATGCGACGGCAGCGGCGACGACTGCGCCGAATGCGAGGATGTAGGTTCTTTTGCCTGCGAGGTCCATGCTGTTGCTCCCTGCGGTTGATCGTCCGGGCCGCCCTGTTGGCAAGGCGGCCGAGACGGTCAGATGCGGCTATCAGTCGGTGATGGCAGCCGTGGCGACCGGGCTGGCGTAACGTGCGCCGTGGAGGACGTACATCACCGTGCCGACCGCGTTGGCCATCGACAGCACATCGACGCGCAGGCAGTCGAAGCCGTTGGCAACGTCCAGGTCGTTGGCATCGACTTCGATGACGTAGACCAGATTCTTGTTGTCGGTGGTGGCGGTGGTAAAGGTGTCGGACGTGACCGCCGTTTCCGTCAGCGTGTCGCCAGCGGCGGCATCGGTGTTGGCGAACATGGTCGAGAAGCCAAGCGCTTTTTCGCTGGTGCCAGCGACGGCGGTCGCCTGCTTGAGCGTGATTGCGCCGCCGGTGACGGTGGTGGCATTGTCGACGTTGACGATGATGGTGCAGCCGGAATAACCCTTGAGGCTGACGTAATCGCAGTCGCCATTGGTGGTTGCGAGCGCGCCGATGATGGGGGAACCCATCACGACTTTGGCGTTATCGATAAGACGAGGCATGTTTTTTCCTTTCAGTGTCAGTTATGCCGCCCGGAGATCCGGGCGGCTGTCATCAGGCGCGGGCGGCCAGGGCGACGAAGTGCGAGCGGGTGACTGCGCTGTTCGGCGGGGTGACCGCGGCGGCCAGGGCGGGCTGGCCATCCATGCGGAACACCAGCTTGAACGCAGTGATGTCCTGGTCGAACCACAGATGCATCGATTCGGAGAACTCCTCGCCGCCGGCCTTGGTGATGGCGCGATAGCCGGCCATGTTGGCGAGGATGATGTCGCCCTGGTCGCCGACCGTGTCGCAGGCGTCGGTAAGGATGATCGGGCGGCCCATCAGCAGGCCGTCAGGCGCGCCGGAGATGCCCTGGTTCGGCGCGGTCCAGATCGGCTGGTCACCCAGCGTCATGACGATGATCTGCGCATAGGCGTCCGGGTTGACCAGCCATACCAGGTTGGCGCCGGCACCCTTCATGCAGCGGCCGTACATCTTGGCGACGTTGGTGGCGTTGATGGTGTCGGCGGTCTGGCTGGTTTCCTTGGCCTGGGCGACCAGCGATACGGCGTTCAAAATGCCAAGCGGCATGCCTGCGCCGGTGCCGTTGACGATGGCGTCGTTGGTCTTCCACAGCACGGCCTCGCCCATCTTGCGGGTGAGGTGGGCGGTCATCGCGGTCGAATCGGCCAGCAGCTCGTCGGTGGCGGGCACCAAGACGCGCAGCTTTTTCAGGCGCAGGGTGTCGAGACCGAGAACGGGCTTTTTCTGGTTGGCGGTTTCGCCCTCGCCGTCCCATGTGGCGGTAATGCCGGTGCTGCCCCACGGGGTCGTCTCGTCGCGCGGGAACGACATGCTGTTTCCGCTGACCGGGGTATCGTCGGCCATGGACAGCAGGCTTTGCTCTTCGAGCGCCAGGCTGGCGATCTCGCTGGCGAACTGCGTCGGCACGGCAAAACCGCCGTCCGGGCCGGAGCTTTCGTTGCCGTAGGTGGATGCGGCGGCCTTCAGGCGATGGTCCATGCGGCCATTGCCGAGTGCTGCATTGCGCACATGGAATGCGTATTCGCCGAACGACTTGAAGCCGAAGGTCTTCTTGTCCAGGTTTTCGTCGCTGCGCGCGCCCTGGCCATAGGATGCATGAGCAGGGCCGGCGCTGGCGGCCTTGAGCAGCGCGGCGTTGAGGGCTTCCTGGCTCCAGCCTTCGGAGACGGCCTGCATGGCCAGCGCTTCGCCGCCGAACTTGGCGTAGGCCTTGCCGGTTTCAATCAGGTCCTTGTTGCGCGCGTTGATCTGCGCGGTGATTGCTGCGGGGTCAGTGGCGGGCGTAACGGGTGCAGCCGCCGGGGTGTTTTCGATGGGCATATCGTTTCCTTTCGGGGACGGTGTTGCTGCGGATCCAGCGGGATTTTTCACGGGCGCGGCGGCTGGCGTGAAGGCTTTTGCACGCGCCGCCCAGAAGGCGTGCTGCGTGATCTCTTTGTTGCCGCTTGCGGCGATGGCGAGCGCGTCGGTGACGTGGGTGACAAATCCGGCTTCCAGCGCCTCGGCGGCGGTGTACCAGTGATCAGCGCCATCCTGCAGCAGCGCCAGTACGTCATCCATGCTCATGCCGCTGCGCTGGACATAGCTGCTGGCCATGGCAACGGCCATCTTGTCGAGCACGTCGGCGTACTCGCGCATCTCGGCGCTGTTGCCGATGACGCCTCCCCATGGCGCGTGGATCATCAGCATGGCGTTCTCCGCCATCTGCACCTGGTCGCCTGCCATGGCGATCAGGCTGGCGATGCTGTAGGCGGCGCCGTCGATTGCAGTGGTGACGCTCGCCTTGTGGCGGCGCAGTGCGTTGTAGATGGCAAGTCCGTCGGATACGCTGCCGCCGTAGCTGTTGATGCGCACGGTCATAGCGTCCACATCCAGAGCGGCGATCTCCTTGACGAAGTTTGACGCGGTGACGGTTTCGCCCCACCAGCTCTCACCGATGTCGCCGTAGATGAATACCTCTGCGGATTTTTCTCCGGCGGCGTTAACGCGGTTGCGAATCTCATACCATTTCTTCATTGGGCGGCTCCTGCTTGATTGGTTGCGGCGCCTGCTGCTGCTTGAACAGCCCGGCCGATAGATCGATGTTGTATTGCGAAGCAAGCGCGGCGTCGTCCTGAATCTCTGCCAGCACTTCCTCCAGGTCCATGCCCTGCTCGGCCAGCACGCGGCGGTGGCTGGTCAGTCGCAGTCGGAGCGATTCGGCCTTGGCTTCGATGTCGTCTTTCGGGTTGACCCAGTCCCAGCGGCGTCCATGAAATTGCGGCGCGAGGAACTTGTCGCGCTTGGCCGGCGGCAGGTAGGAAAGCGGGCGATGCGGCGATAGCAGGGCGGAATCAAGCCATGCGGTGTAGGAATCCCACGCGTAGGTCTCGATGAACCAGTTTTGCAGCGCGCGCCAGTGGTCGCGCTCGTCCAGCACGGCATGGCGGATGCTGGTCCAGGTCACGCCGTTGCGGTCGTTCGAGAGGCTTTCGTAGCTGATGCCGAATCCGCTGGCCACGCCGCGCAGTGCGGCGAGCACGAACGGGCCGTAGGTGTCGCTCGGATAGTTCGGGTCCCAGTCGGCGATCTTGGTGCCGCGCGGCAGGATGTCGATGCTGCCCTTCTGGCTCTGGAAATACAGCGCGCCGGCACGGTCTTCATCAGATTGCAGTTCGCCATCGGCCACCTCGGCGGCCATGCCATCTGCATCCTCCAGCATCATGAACTTGTCGGCACCGAGGCGCGCGGCGAGGATAGCCGCGGCGTCGAACTCGCCAAGCTGATAAAGCCGCGACATGGCGGCATGCATCCACGGCACGCCGCGCACCTGCTCGGGCCGCGTGGCGATGAAGTAGTGCTTGAGTTCGTTCGCGCTGTAGCGAACCCGGCGGCCGCTGCGGCGCTTTTTGTCGCCGGGGTGTGTTTCGTGCAGCCAGCAGGCGACTTCCTTTCCGCTCGGTTCGACCTCGACGCCCATGATGATGCGGTTGCCGTTAGACAGGTCTTCGTTCAGCTTTTCATCAAGCCAGTCCGCTTCGAGCAGCTGGTATTTGATTCCCCAGCGGCTGGTCGGATCGGTGACGTGCTTGACCAGCGCCTCGCCATCGCGAGCCACGGTGCGCACCAGCAGACGCTCCAACGCGGAGCGCGACAGCTTGCCGGTGACTTCGTACTGGCCGGTGCGGGAGAACGCCGCGTACTCGCGCTCGATAATGGCATTGGCGGCGCGGTCCTGAATGAACTTGAAGTCCGGCGCCGGGCCGATGTCGCCGGCACGCGACTGGACGCTGATTCCGGTCGACCCGACGACGTTGCCCGCGACCATTTCGAGAAACTTTTTGGCATAGGGGTCGTTGCGTTCGAGTTCGCGCGACCGTGCGCGCAGATTGACGAGGCTGTGCTGCAGCTCGCGGTTCGCGTCCAGCGTGCTGATCGCCCATTGCGAGTTGATGCGGCTGATGTTGCCGGCATCGTATCCGGCACGCATGCGGCGTTCTTTCAGCGCGGCCAGAACGCGCGGCGGCTTGGCAGCGCGGCGCTGGATCTCGTGCCAGTTTTTGACCGGCTTGCTCGGCGGCGGGACGTGGTTTTTTCCGGCTACCCGCACCGGCCCGAGTTCGACGATGTCGAGAATGGTCGCTTCCATCACCCCACCGCCAGTATGCGGTTCGACTTCACGCCGCGCGCGGCGCGGGATTCAGCCAGCACTTCGGACTTGAGCTGGTCGCGGAACTTGCTTAAACCGCCTTCCCCGCGCTTGATCTTGCGCATGTCGAGCGCGGCTTCGATCACGTCGAGTTGGTCGGAACTGGCGCGGGATTCCAGCGCGGCCTCGACGTAGTCGAGCATGCGGCGCGCCCAGGTGCGGCCGTCGTAGGGCACCGGGTTGGCAATGTCTGGGGTGACTTCGCATCGACCCTCGGCGACGTAGTGCCGGCTGGTGCCGTCGGTGACCAGCGCGAACCAGTCATACCAGCCCGGCGGGCGGGTGGCGGTGGTGGCGGAGGCTACCGATACCGCAAAGGCGTCGCCGTCTGCGGTGGCGGCGATGTCGAAATGGCTGGATGCGTTGCGGAAATGATAGTTGAGCGTCCACACGGACGCCGGATAGTCGCCCAGATCCTCGCGGCGCCAGGCCCAGGTATCGCCTGCGCGCAGCGCGGTCGGTTCGGTCGTCGGTACGGTGAAAGCCATGCCGCCAGACTAGCGGCGGCTTGTGAACTTATGCGGCCGGCTTGGTCACTTTTTGAGGATGCGGTGGACGTAGCTGCGGCTGACCCCGAAGCGCTCCGCAGTGACGCCGGTCGGCAGCCGCTTGGCCGCCTCGCGGATTTTTTCGGCGCGCTCCGGGTCGCGGCGGCTGTCGGGCGGCGCGATGTAAACCCGCTCGCCGGGCCACGACTTGCGGATCATCGCCTCCCACTCGCGCGCGCACTGCTCGCCGATGCTGCCGTCGTGGTGCGCCTCGGCGTGGCGGCAGATCACGACGAGGATCTCGCGCAGGGTGGGCATCTACCACCCGCGCCGCTTGATGCCGCCGCCGACGCCCTTTGGCAAGGCCGGCCGGCGCGGGGTGTCGGGTTGGGGGGTGCCGTCGGCGGTTTGCGGCAGCGGCCGGTTCAAGTCCTTATTGGCCAGGCGCATCGCCGCCATCGAATACACCTTGCAATCGAGCGCCTCGTTGCGCGGCCGGCTTTGCACCCATTCCTGGAACGGCCGGGTGCCCTTGATCTTGGTCACCAGTTTTTCGGCGGCGAGCTGGGCGAAGTATTCATCGTCGAACGCCGGGTCGCGCGGGAAGTGGACGTAACCGGCGCCCGGCACGATGTTCTTCAGCCGCGAATAGACCAGCGCCTTGCCCTGGTCGACGCCGATCGGCTCGACGTGCGCGGCCTTCTTGCGCCGGTTGCGCAGGCGCTGGCGGCGTTTCTTTTCGTCTTCGATCAGCGGCCTGCCCATGCCGGTGATGCCCTTGACCGCGACGCACCAGCGGCGCTTTTCCACGAAGGCGTAGACCATGCTGGTGTTGTATCCGCTGTCGATGGCGGCCATCTGCACCCCGGCGTCGGTCAGGGCTTCGTGCAGGTCGTCCCACACGTCGCCGCGCGCGGTATCGCCGGGCAGGATGATGTGGTCGAGCGTCCAGCATTCTTCGCCCGCGGCCCAGCCGTCGACGGTGACTTCCAGCCGGTCCTTCTGCACGTCGACGCCGGCGGTGATGAGCGCGATGGGCGGCCGCTCTGGGTATTCCTCGAGGCGGGCGATCAGGGCCAGGTCGTCGATGTTGTCGCCCTGCTCTTCCCACGATTCGCCCAGGGTGGTGTTGATGAAGCGCTTGAGGTTGGCGGTGTCGCCGTGTGCGTCCTGCCACTTGCTCCACAGCTCGGCCCAGGTGAAGCCGAGGCCGATGGGCGAATACAGGCCGGACAGCCAGTAGCCGCGCGTGCTGCGCTCGGGGTGGCGCGGTATCCAGCGGCCACGCGCCAGCATGTCGGGCTTGTGGTGCTCGTCGATGCGCGCGCCGCACTCGCGGCAAGTGTAGAACACGGCGCCGGTCGCCTCGTGATGGGTGAGGCCGTAGCCGCCGTCGGCGTGGCGCCAGCGCAGCACCTGGTATTCGCCGCAGTGCGGGCACGGCACATGGAATTCGCGCATGTCCGACTTGTCGTATTCGCCCTCGATGCGGCTGGCGCCCTTGACCGTCGGCGTCGACACCAGCAGCACCTTGCGCCGCGGGAAGGTCTTGGTGCGCTCGTCGATCAGGCCGAGCGGATCGCCCTCCTGCCCCACTTCCCACGGGAAGCGGTCCACCTCGTCGCACAGCACATAGCGGATCGGCATCGACGCCAGGCTGGCCGGCGAGTTGGCGCCGCCGATCACCACCATGCCGCCGGGGAAGTCCTTCATGTCCTCGCTGTTGCCCGCATCGCGCGCGCGCCGCGCGTCGAACAGGCTGCGGATCACCGGCGTTTCGTTCAACAGCGGGTCGAGCCGCTGCCGCACCCAGCGCTTGCGCACCTCCAGCGTCGGCAGCACCACCAGCATCGGCGCCGGGGAATGCTGCATGACGTAGCCGATCCAGTTCAGCCCGACCTCGGTCTTGCCGAGCTGCGCCGCGAACATCAGCACGATGCGCTGCGTCGCCGAGTTGGCCGACAGTTGGTCGAGGATCTCGCGCAGGTAGGGCGTGCGCTCGGTGCGCCACTGCCCCGGCTCGCCGGACCCCTTGCTGGTGAGGATGCGGTATTTGTCCGACCAGGCCGACACGGTGGTCAGTGGCCGCGGGCGCACGTTGCGCTGCAGCACCTCGTAGAAATGCCGGCGCGCGTGCGGGATGGGGTGGGTGGAGCGGCGCGCGGGATTCATCCGGGGAATGGTTCGCCGGTGGATTCGAGGGTGGCGGTCTTGCCGGTGAACTGCTGCCAGCGGCGGACGGCGACATCGACGTAGTGCGGCGACAGTTCCATCGCGTAGCAGCGGCGGCCGGTTTGCTCGGCGGCGATCAGCGTCGATCCGCTGCCGTTGAACAGGTCAAGCACGGTATCGCCTGGGTTGCTGCTGTTGATGATTGCCCTGACGCACAACTCGACCGGCTTCATTGTAGGGTGGGTTTTTGCCTCCGTTGTTCTCTCGCAATTCCATAAGGTTGTTTGCGTTCGGTCTTTCACCCTGACCCGCGCCGGCCCTTCCTTCCACCCAAATAGACATGGCTCATTTTGAGAGTGATAGTCACCCTGAGACATAGTCAGCGAAGGCTTAACCCATTGAATCGTGGGAGGCCGGGCTTGCTTGAACCCCGCTGCACGGAATGCTCCGATGAATTCATACGCCGTAATGTCTGCGTGCCACACATAGGCGTTGCTGCCTGACTTCAAGACGTTAAACGCACAAGAAAGCGCAGCAAGTAAAAACGCTTCAAGGTTGACGTCCTTTAAGTGGTCGTTTGGCACGCCTTCGTAATCAACTCCGTATGGCGGGTCTGTGTGCAGCATGTCGGCCTCGGTGCCACTCATCAGCAGCGCCACCGTCCCGGCGTCGGTCGCATCCCCGCACATCACCCGATGCCGCCCCAGCACCCACACGTCGCCCGGCTTGGTCACCGCCTCGGCCTGCACCTCCGGCACGGCGTCGGCATTGGTCTGCCCCTCCGGCGTGGCATCGCCCAGCGCCAGCAGTTCGTCCAGCTCGCTGGCATCGAACCCCAGCAGGCCAAGGTCGAATTCCAGGCCCTGCAGTTCCTTGATCTCGATGGCCAGCATCTGCTCGTCCCACCCGGCATTGAGCGCAAGCTTGTTGTCGGTGATGACGTAGGCGCGCTTCTGCGCTTCGGTCAGGCCTTCCAGCCGCAGGCACGGCACGCGCTCCAGCCCCAGCTTGCGCGCGGCCAGCACGCGGCCGTGGCCGGCGATAATGCCGCCCGCCTCGTCGACCAGCACCGGGTTGGTGAAGCCAAACTCGCGGATGCTGGCGGCGATCTGCGCCACCTGCTCGTCGCTGTGGGTGCGGCTGTTGCGCGCGTAGGGGATCAGGCCTTCGATGGCCAGGGTGTGCAGCTGGTCGTGCAGTTTCATCAGGACAATGCCTCCATCTTGCGTTTCATCAATTCGCTCATTTCGGTGAGCAGGTCGTGGGCGGTGTCGTCGAGCGCCTTGTGGATGGCGTTGACGTCGCCGCGGTGTGCCGCCAGCGCGCCGGCCAGGCGATCCGGCAGCCCTTCGAGCAGGCCGCGCAGGCTCAGGCCGAAGTCGGCCAGGACGTAATCGACCTCGGCGCGTTCGACCAGGCTGCCGGCCAGCTTGTCGAGTTCCATGTTCTCGCGCTCGGCCTTGGCCTTTTGCAGCTTGTAGGTTTCGAGCTTGAGCGCGGTGCCGAGCTTTTCCGCGGCGGGCATGGCGTCGATCTGTTGCTGGCTGTTGCGATATCCAGTTGCCGCCGTTGCCTGCCCGCCAAAATCGGCCCGTGGCGCGTTTTTTTCGGCCTGGTCGATACCTTCCCCCATCCTCGCCTCAGAAAATTGCGCCTTGCGCGCCTGGTGGTGCGGCATCGGGCTTTCGGTGGCGTCGCGCATCCGCATCGCCGCCTCGGGGTCGATCAGGCCGGACGGCTCGGTCTGGATGCGGCCGGCGCCGATCCACTTGTGGACGGTGCTGCGGTTGACGCCGCAGATGCGGGCAAATTCGGCTTGCGTGACCAATTTGCTCATTTTTTAAGCGCCTTTTGTGGATAAGTCATAAAAACCACGGCAGAAACCCGGAAAACCACGGGTGAAACCACGCCAGAAATGCCGTAACCCTTTGAAACCACTTAAACCACGGCAACCACGGCAGATATACATACGCGCGAGGCATGCATGTACGGATTGATCCATCGCGTTCATGTGCGCGTACGAGGGGCCGCTGCCGTGGTTGCCGTGGTTTTGGCTTAACCACGCGGGTTTCACCCGTGGTTTCACCCGTGGTTTCACCCGTGGTTTCTGCCGTGGTTGCCGTGGTTTTTTCATTCCTGCAGCCCCATCGCGCGCTCGAATTCAAAAAAACACGCGGTCAACCACTCGGCCTTGGTGCCGAATCGCTCGCGCTGCAGCTCGCCAGGGGTGGCGAATCCGGTCAGCGCGGCGTCGGGTGGCACGACCATCTTGCGGTTTTTGACCTTGTGGTCCTTGAGCGTGGTCCAGGTGGGCGACGATTCGCCGGCCCGCCAGCCGTGCAGCTTGCTGACCAGGCTCAACAGATCCTTTTGCCCTCGCTTGCGCTCGCCGTGCGCCTCGCACCAGCGCTCGTAGGCGACATAGAGGTGCGAGCCGAGGCACGGCACGAACGGCAGCGGCAGGCCGGATTCGCCGTCGATCTCGCCGGCCATCCACTCGCGCACGAAGCGCTCTTCGCTGCTGGTACCCAGGTCGACCAGATCCTGCTTGGCGCGGGTGACGGGCGGCTTGGTCCACGGCTTGAAGTCGCCGATGTCGAGTGTGAGCAGGTAGTGGTGCAGGGCCTCGACGCCGCCGTTGTCGATCTCTTCGTTGACCGCGGCGAAGAATTCCTCTTCCGGCTTGGGTGGTACCCAGATGACGCAATGCCGGCGGTCGTCGCCCTCGAGCACCAGCGGCTGGCGTTCGTTGGACAGGAACACCAGGTTCATGCAGTTGCGCTCGGTGTGGGCGGCGACGTTCTTCGGGTTGACGCGGATGGTGTCGCCGGTGATGAATCCCTTGAGGCGGTTCTTGACGTGGTACATCTCGGCCCTGGCCAGCACTTCGTCGGCGAGGATGAACAGCTTTTTCTCGGCCCAGTCGGCGTTGAACTTGTCTTCGAGCGCTTCTTGCCCCAACACCCTGAAATACGGCCCGAATATCTTGCCGTATGCCTCGAAAAAGCGGCTTTTGCCGGTGCCCTGCGGGCCATGCACGACGATGGCGGAGTGCATCTTGGCGCCGCGATGCTGGATCGGGTAGGCCAGCCAGCACAAGATCCACCAGTAGACCTCGCGGTCGTTCTGCTCGTTGCCGCACAGGTATTCCAGCAACTGCAGCAGCATGGTGCAGCTTCCGGCCTTGGGCACGGTGGGCCAGCCCGGCCCGAACAGGTTGCAGCGCACCGACTTGTCCGCCTCGCTCGGGTCGAAGCCGATCTCGGTATCGCGCGCCACCCGCCAGTCGGGGTGATCCTTGAGCGAATCCCATCCGTGCCGCGGCAGCAGGTTGACCACATCCTTCTTGTGTACCAAGCGCCGCTCGACCTCGTCGAACAGCACATCCCCGCCGAGGCCATAGGTGCCCCAGTAGCGCTGCGCCGCGTCATCTATAGAGATGCGCGACGGCATCCATTCCCCGCCCCCCTCGGTAGGGGCAACCCCGGCCAGCACAGGGGTCGGCCCGCCCATCTTGGCCACCGCGGCCTCGACCTGCACCCGCACCGCCTGGGCGCCGTCGAGCACGGCCAGGTCGTTGAAGTCGGTGAGCTTGCGGCCAGCCCGGTCGCTGATGAACTCGGGCTTGATCCACGACCCGCCCACCGCCAGCGCGGCCGTCTCGGCGGCTTTGCAGCCGGGGTTGCCGTCTGTCAGGTAATCGTCGTCGGCGCAGATCAGGATGCGCGCGCGCTTATAAGTCTTTTTGATGGCCTCGGCTACCGGCTGCAGGTTGCCGGCGTCGAACGCCACCACCACCGGCAGGCCGGTCGCCTCGTACAGCGTGGCCGCGGTGGCGTAGCCTTCGGCGATCAGCACGATGTCGCGGATGACGCCGATGGTGTGGAATCGGCCCTTCTTCGCCAGGCCGCGCGGGAAGTATTCCTTCTCCAGCTTGTTGCCGCGATCCTTGCCGCGGATGATCTGCAGACCCCATACTCGGCCAGCCGGATCGCACATCGGAATCGCAAACCAGCCATTTTCAGACGGCGCCCAGCGTATCCCATGCGCGCCGACGCCCTTGCGCGTCAGGTAGTCGCTTTTCCCATCACCCGGCAGGTAATTTCGCCACGTCATCGCCGCCTCGTTGGCGGCCCGCTCCGCTTCGTCACGGCGCGCAGCCTCGGCCATCTTTCGGTCTTCTGCCAAGCGCTTTTTCAGCGCCGCTGACTGCTCTGCGGATAGCGACCCGCGCTCGATCTCGACCTTCTGTGTGTTGCTGTCGTTGCCATGCCAGGCGCCATACGAGCCGACGATCATTGTCTTGCCGTCTTTACCCGTCACCTCATGCAGCCGATACCAGCCGCGATACTCGCGCTTGTCATCTTCAGTCTTGCATCGAACTGGCTTGTGATGCCCGACCAGCAGCCCATGCGAAGGCGGCTTGGTATCACTCAGAATCAGCCCGAAGCCCTCGAGCTGCTGCACCACGCTGTCGTAGTTGGTCATCGTGCTGTTCTAAGCGCGGCGGTGAAAGCGGCGTTGAATATGGAGTTGAAGTCGCGCTCGACGATGCGGCGGCCCAGGGCCGGCAGGTCAAACAGCTTGCGGTATCCAGGCGCGCGGATGAACAGAAACACCGGGATGATCGCCTTGTTGCCGGCCCTGGCGACGCGGCGGTAAATGCCAGGCGTCAGGTGCCGCGAGCGTGCGGTGCGCTGGATCGGCGCCACGAAGTAACCCAGCTCGGCAGCGCGCTTGCCCCTGCCGCTGAACACCCGCATACCGGAGCGCAGTCCACCCAGCACCTCGGCGACCATCGCTTTGTTCGGGTTGCCGTAGCGGTCGAGCTTCATGCCGACCGCGGGCACCACGCGGTATCCATCAGGCAATCCGCCCAGCGCGCGCATCGCCACTTCCATCGGCTTGTAGCCGCGCACACCGCCGCCAAAATGTTCTTTCAGCAGCGTGGCCGGAGCGACGCCGCGGGCCGGCTTGAAGTTCTTGATGCCGACGATCGCCTCGAGGTTGGCGGGCTTGGCCGGTGAGATGAACTGGCTTTTCAGCGAATACGGCGACGCGCCAGGCAGGTCGCGCGCCATCTCGACCTGCAGCTCGTCGCGCACCTTGCCGGCCGCCTTGGTCAGCGCCACCGCGGCGGCGAACTTCGCCTGCTTGCCGGCCGCGCCGATCATGCGCTGGACCTGCGCCAGCCCTTCGATCTTGATCGTTATCATGTCTACCTTTCCTCCTGCCCTGCCCTACCGTCTGCCCGTCCTGCCGTTGCCTATGCCCAACCACCGCACCCTAGCCAAACATCGCGGCGCGGATTACCCGCGGGGGAAAGAGGCAGGAAGGACCCATCGATCTGGATGTGTTGCAGCCCTGTGCTGCGGCGTTGCGTGACAGTCTCTGTCCGCTCATTTGCGCGGGTCTACCCAAAGCTGGGGGACGGGGCTTGATGCCAGGCCCTTCTGCTGCTCGAGCACGGCGACGGCGTTCGGGCTGCGGCTCTTGATCTCGCCGAGCAGCAGCTCCATGCGATGGCGTCTGATCTCGGTGGTCTGTGCTGCCAGCATTTGCTCGGTCAGGTTGGCGATGCGCTGCTCTCTGGCGTGGTCTGCTGGCGTGAACCCCAGGCCAGCTTGATGGCCTGTTCCAGATTGGCCCTCGCCTGCTGGCCGCGCATGCGCTCCACGTTGTCCAGATACTCTCGGCGTTGCACCAATGTCCATGTCAAAACCTTTCGCGCTTCGCACTCGATCCGGTGCGCTTCGGTGTATCGGTAGTCGGGGTCATAAGGCCGGCAATGCGGGCATGCGCAGTCACTCATCGCGCCCCTACTCTGCGTCTGGCTGCCGGCTAAAGGTTTCGGCAGGCTGTTTGCGAGAGTGTTTAATCGTCTTGCTTCCTGTTGCCATCGGGCTATGGTTCAAAGCCGGGCAAAAAAAGACCCCGCCCATGTTGGCGCGGGGTAAGAGGGAGGAGACTGCCATGTGGAACACATGCGCATATTTCATGGGCCACGATATGCGAGCGTGGTTGATCATGCGGCGTCTTGATCCTGGTCGCGCGTGCAAAACAGCGGGACGCGCAGGTAATCCGCCAGGGTGGCTATCTTGCTGAAGCCTGGATCGCACTCGCCGTTCTTGATTCGCAAAACCGTGTCATACGACAGACCCGTCTCTGCTGAAACGCGTCGCAGGTCGCCTTTTCGGCGCTCCAGCTCATCTCGAATAATGGTTAATTTGTCCATGAATCGAAGACTAGGCGAATCCGCCTATCTCGTCAAGGCACATTTACCAGAAAACTTGCACGATGATGGAAACGCCATGCAAAGCATCGCCGACATCATCGCGGCCAATCTCGCCAGCCTCATGGCGGCCCAGCAAATCAACAGCGACGCGCACCTGGCGAGGCTTGCCAAAATCGACCAGAAAAGCATCTGGCGGATCCGTCACAAGGAACAATCGCCGAGCGCAGACACCCTCGACAAGCTGGCCGGCGCGTTCGGCCTGCAGGCGTGGCAGATGCTGTTTCCGCAGCTCGACCCGCAGAATCCGCCGGTGTTCATCGTCACCGCCACCGAGCGCGAGCTGTATCGCAAGCTCGCCGACATGGCGCACGATCTGGTCGCCCGGCAGCCGCCGAAGCCGTACAAATAAAAAGGCGCCCGCAGGCGCCCGTCGGTCAGCGACGCCTTTGGCTACAGATTCAGCCCGGCGACGGTAAACCCGACGAAGAGCAACAGCGCAGCCAGCAGCGCCGCCGCCAGAAATGCACCCATCACGCCCGCGCTCACCAGCCAGCTGTTTGCCCTGGTGCTGGCGATCTGCAGCGAAATGATGCCGAGCATCAGCAGGATGCCACCCAGGCCCATCAGCAGGCCGCCACCGATCGCGGCGCTCATGCCAGCCACCACAGCAGCAGCACCACGGCTAACAGCCCACCGACCAGCATCATCTTGAACCCGGCGAGCATCATGCCCTTGCCGGCCTTGTCTGCCTGCTTGCCGAACCTTCCCAACGCCTCGCCGGCCTTGCCGATGCCGCGCGCGAATTCGTCTACGCCTTCGATTTTCATGATCTGACTCCGTGTCGTTGAAGTGTTTTTACCTTAGCCGAAATTGGCGCGGGCAAAAATATTTTAACATTGAGGCGAAAATGCCTTGACACGCTAGGCGCATTTGCCTATTGTTCGTCTCATGCCGTCCCAGCCTGGTCTATATGCGCCCAGGTGAACAGATGGGGATCTGGGGGCGGCTACCAGACAAACGAATGGAGATGACCATGTACACCGAGAAAACCATCAGGGACGCAGTCAGGCGCGCAGTCGACAGGGGCAGCGACGTGTGGGAATTCGATATTGAAAAAGGCCGGCTGTTCGAGGCCGTGTGGCGCAACCGTGGCATGGCATCCGAGAACGCATCACTCCGCGATTTCATGCGGATGAAGATGGCCGCGACGTACGGCCGCAATTGGCAAAAATGAGGGACTAGACATGACCACACTCAAACAACGCCGCCAGCTTGAGCGGATGACCCGCGAGGAATTCCGCGACGAGCTGCGCGAGAAGGCCGACCGCGCCGACGCCATCGTGTTCGGCGCCAGCTTGGCGATCCTCGCCGTGCTGCTGGTGGTGCAACTGATGGAGAAGGCAGCATGACTCAGAGCGAATCGCATCTGTGCCGGATTTGGGCGCGGGAGGAAAAGTTTGGAGATTGGTGGCGCTGCTGGTCGACGTTATCCGACATCAGCGCGGCATTGATTTGGGCCGAATGTAGCGCGGACCATTGGCAGCTTTACGAGGACGCGGCCCTGCTTGCCATAGCCCGCGCAAATCTTGCCGGTGACGATGCGGTGGCCGAACTCGACCGCCTCATGGCGGGCCAGCGGGAGGCAGCATGACCGCCCTGCTTTGGTTCAGCATGGGCATGGTGGCTGGCGTGCTGCTGGTCATCCTGCTGTCTGCGCTTTCGATCAACAAGGACATGGAGGGGTACTGATGAACATCCACGAGATTCCCAAGCCGCACCCGCACTGCCCGATCCCGCACGGCCATCCGTGTTATCGCGGCTATGTGCCGGCCACGCAGACCGACATCCGCCAGACGTGGGCGAGGAGCGCGGCCCGCATTCAGGACGACTACGAGCTGACCGATGCGCTCGACTATCTGGAGCGCCTCGCGGCGTACAAACCATGATCATCCTGCCCGAAGGAACAGTCCACGAATGGACTAAATCGCGCTCCGGGTCCGACTGGATGAACGTCTCGAACATGCTGATGGCGAACGCCTTGACCGCGACGATGCGCGGCCAGCACGGCATCGCCGACGACTGGCGGATGTTGTCCGACCTCGCGTGGCAGCACAGCGAGGATGCGTACAACCAGGCCTACGACGACGCATGGATCGAAATGGAAACGCAGATGAAGTCGGAGGCAGCATGAGTCCCTACAAATTCCAGGCCGAGCGCCAGGTGATCCTCGACTATCTGATCGCCCATCCGGGCTGCATCAGCATGGAGGTGGTGCGCGCGCTCAACATGCACAAGAACACCCTCAAGACGCGGCTGCTGCGCATGGAGCAGCTGGGCGAGATCAGCCGCAAGCCGACCATCCACCACAGCCGCTCGTCGACTTCGGGAAAAAAGGTCGCCTCGCTGGCTTACAAGCTGTTCGCCATCGTCGAGCGCGCCGCGTTCGTCGACCAGGCGCGGCCGATGATCGAGCGGCAGGCGGCCAACGCCAAGCCGAAAAAGGCCAAAGCGACCGGGCTGGTCGTGCAGGAACGGGTGGTCTGGGACGGCGGTTCGTGCCGCAACGTCTGGCAGGATCGCCCGCCATTCAAACAGCAGGGCGGACAGGGCGCGGTGCGCCGCGACGTGACCGTCCAATCTTCAGCGGAAATGATATGAACGCAAAAATAACCTTGCAAGTAATCAGGCATTTTGCAATTGGCTTTGAAGTGCTTTCGCCAAAATTTAACGGATTTTGCATAGCCGTCAATATTGGAATTTTCCAATTGCTTTTCTGGAACAGGGGGCGCGGTCTGTTTGCATTTAATAACTACTGGAATCAATGATATGACCGACATGACCCCACCTACTCGCATCGACCTTGCCGATATGATGCTGCTGTCCGACGCGGCCGACCAGATCGCCCTTTGCGTGCAGTTCTACGTCGACCAGCCTGCCGAGCAGCAGCGCCTGCGGGCGATGTATCTGCGCATCAAGGAGCTGGTCGAGCGCGCCGCCGCCGATCCGCGCACCCAGCCGCTCGACTACGAACAGGTCAAGCGGTTTTTTGCCGAGAAGCTGGCGAGCGACTTCGCCGGCCAGGGGCGGGTCGAGTCGGCTTTTTATCACACGATCAAGTACGTTTATGAGCGTGCGCAGGGGGTGAGATGAGCACGGCACAAGAGAAGATCGACGCCGAACGCCAGCGGGCCGGATCGTTGAAGTGGATCCCCGTCGACGTGGGCCTGCCAGACGACGACGAGACAGTGCTGGTGTGGACCTCCGACGGCGAGCCGTGGACGGGATACCACGATGCCGGCCAGTGGCGCTACGTCAGCGGCGAGCCGATCAGCGCCGAGACGGTCACCCACTGGATGCCGTTTCCGGCGGGGCCATGCCAGACCTAACCCGCCAGCAGCTTTGCGCTGCCCTAACCATCAGCGAGTCGACCGTGCGCCGGCTCGAGCTGGCCGGGATGCCCTACACTCCTATCGGGGTGCGGGCCAAGCGGTATGATTTGCAGGAATGCAAAGCGTGGATGAGGGAGCACGGATGTCAATCTGGATCGACAAGCGCGGGCGGCGGCACGTCGGCATCATGGCCGGGGGCCGGCGAGTTCACCGCATCCTACCGGCGGGCGCAACTGCGGGTGACGCCAAGCAGCTAGAGGCCGACCTGCGGGCTGCGCTGGCGGTGAGCAAGACGCCAGCCATACCCGGCGACCCGAAGCTGACCGAGATCATGTCGCTCTACATCACCCATGCCGACACCCTGCGCAGCAGCGCCACCGCCGTCCACCACGCCAATCGAATCGGCCCGTGGTGCGAGAAGTACCGCGCCAGCCAGTCGCGCCAGGCCGCCGAGCACATCGTGCGCGACATGACCGGCCACTACGCGCCCGCCACCATCAACCGCAGCCTGGGCACGCTTAAAAAATCTTTGCGCATCGCCTGGGAGCGCGGCCTGCTGCCGCTCGACTACAGCGCCCACGTCAAGCGCCTGCCCGAGCACAACGAACGCTCGACCGTGCTGACGCTCGACCAGGTGCAGGCCATCGCCCGGCGGTGCAGCAAGCCGGTGCAGGCCGCGATCTTGATCGCGCTGATGACCGGCGCCCGGCGCGGCGAGATATGCAAGCTGCAAAAGGCCGACATCGGCAAGACCAGCCTGCTCATCCACGCCGGAAACACCAAGACATTGAAGACCCGCACCGTGCCCATCGTGCCCGCTGTGCGGCCGTGGCTGGAGCATGTGCCGCTGGCAGTGTCGGCCGAGGGAATCAAGACCGCGTGGCAGCGCGCCAGGGTGGCAGCGGGCATGCCGGGGGTGAATTTTCACGATCTGCGGCATTCGTGCGCGTCGATCCTCATCGCCAGCGGCGCGGATCTGTTCACCGTGTCGAAGATTCTCGGACACGCATCAACCAGGACGACCGAGCGCTACAGCCACATGCAGATCGAGCAGCAGCGCCGGGCGATGACCAAGGCTTTTAAGGAGAAGTGAAATGACAGTAGACGAACAGCTTGAAATCCTCCAAGCAGCAAAGCGTGGGGAGAAGATTGAATGGGCTTTTAGTGGGAGTGATTTAACTTGGTACAGAGTCCATGACAACAAGAGTTTTATGTTCAATTTTGGAACACACGCCTACCGCATCGCTGACCCATACGCCGAACTCAAGGCTGCGGCTAAAGACCCGACGAAGCAGATTAGGTTCGAGGGTGGCGAGTGGTCTGATGGCGATCCAAAATACGGACATAAGTTATGGGTATTCGACGGGGCACTAGAATCATACGAAATCCGCGACAAGCCCAAGCCTAAGAAAGTGGTGAAGTATTTGTGTTATGACTGCGACGGATTTTTACAGTGGAAATTAAGTGGTTGGGCTGCGCCAAATTACTGGATTCGCCGTCCTGCTTTTGACAAAGAATGCGAGGTTGAAGATGACTGAATTTGATACAAAACCACCACAAGACCAGCCAGCGCATGTAGTGATCGAATCCCTACGCCAGCAGCTTGCCGAGTGCCAAGCACGGGAGAAGGTGCTGCGGGATGCGTCCAGTGACCTAATTCGCGCGCCAATGGACTACACAGACGATGAATACCAACAAAAAGAATTAGCAAGGTGTCTAAATGCTGTTAGAGAATCGCTCATCATGCCATCCGACTCCACCGCACTAGACACCATGCTGAAAACGGCAAAGCGTGAGGCGTTGCTTGAGGCTATTAGTGTTTGTGAGGGTGAAAAAGAAATAGAAACCAAAGATCGAGACGATGACATATATAACGCGGCATTAAACGATGCAATTTTTTCACTCAATAAATCAATTTCCCGCATGGCAAAGGAACTGGAATGATGGTGGGCGGTATAGGGATCGAACCTATGGAACCTCCTGCGTGTGAAGCAGGCGCTCTACCACTGAGCTAACCGCCCTTTTTGTTTCGGATTACACTCAATTTACACTGGCGAAAAACGGCACCGCATGAATAGCCGATGAACTTTGCCGTGTGAAGGCGTGTGAACGGTCCTGATCGCCCGCAAACCCGCGCCACTTCGTGGGCTGGCTGGCTGGGATGGGTGCAACTGGCCAGCGAATTACACCGGGATTGCACAAGGCCGCGCAGGATTGATCAGGCGCGGCTTTTGTTTGCGGGATAGCCTACGGCATGGACCACCATTAGAAAACGCAACAGCGGCGATTCTGGCGGGTCGGTTTTTCGGCTGACCGAATCAGTCGCGGAATTCGCGCTTGGCGAGCAGCAGCAGCATCAGGGCCATGCGTTTCATGGCGGTGCGGGCGCTGGCCAGATCGGTGACGTTGGCGTCGAACCATGCGGCGAGCTGGGCGGGGGTCATGTCGACGAACTGCTGGACGAAGGCGTCGGCCCTGGCTGCGGCTTTGGCCTGCGCCTCGTCGGCAAGCTTGGCGCCGATGCGCTTGCGCTCGGCGCGGGCGAAGGTGCGGCCGCCGTGGATTTTGGGCAGGTCGCTCATTCCCAGTAGGCCGTGACGGTGCCGGCGTCGAACGCGCCTGCGGTAAGTCTGAGGCGGGCCTGGGTGAGCGTATCGGATAGCGTCTTGAATCCGCTCCATGAGGTGTAAACCCCATTGAGCACGTCTTCTGACGACGCGAAATAGGCCCAGGTATTGCCGGTGGTCTTGACGAAGATCGCCATGCCGCCGTAGCTGCCCGCGTTTGCCGCCGATTTGACCACGGTCGGGCTGCCGGTTTCAAACCCGCCCGCATCGCCCAGCTCGACATAAATGTCGCCGCCCGAGTTGGGGCTGATGCTGGAGAACGACACTGTCAGCCGTGTCGCCCATGCTGGGATTCCGCTGACTGCCATCGTGCTCGCGCCGGTGGTCGATGTGGTGGCGGTGTGCGTGCTGAGTTTTTTGGCTTCGAGCACGCCGGCCGGGGTGACGGCATGGGTGGTCAGCGTGCCGGCGGCGGCCTCGGCGGTGGTGGCCAGCTCGACGATGCCCGCTGCGGCTTCGCTCGCCGCGCCAGATCCCTTGCCGATGGTGACCCACTTGCCCGCTGCGGTGATGGCGAGGATGGTCGATTGTCCTGGTGCCAGCACGACCGAGGTGCCGCCGTCGATGGTGTCGGTGCTGCTGCGGGTGAGGGTGATGTCGCCCGAGCTGCAGTCGTTGCGGATGGCGCAGGCCCAGCCGATGCCGAAGTCGGTGGTGCTGGTGACGGGCACGGTAAACGCGCTGGCACCCGAGCCGGTGACGTGGATGACCTTGCCGCGATCCGCTGCCAGCAGGCTGTAGCTGCCTGCGCTGCGGGCGTTGGCGGCGCTGCATAGGGCCTTGAGCGTCGACAGGCCGGTGGGGATGGTGCCATCGGTGCCGAGCAGGCCCGACAGAAAATCACGCTGGCCGGTGATGGCGGTCTTGAACTGGGCCTCGGTGACTGCCGCGCCGGTAAAATCTGCTGATGCTGGTAGGGCTGCCATTTAGTATCTCCACATTAACTCGGTATCGTCGACGTCCCACATGGCGGCGCCGTCTGTCGTCCACATGTAATCCGCGCTGTCGCCATAGCTGACCGTGACCCACGGGCCGCGCGTGAGGCCGACCGCAGCGACGCGCACGATGGTCGCCCCGCCGTAGAGCGCCTTGCCGCTGTAGTTGGCGGCGCGGGTTTCGGCCACGCGTGTCCAGTCGCTGCTGTCCTGCGATTGCTCAATGATGTAGTAATCCGCCCCGCTCGCCTGCTGCCAGCTCATCAGCATGATGCTCGGGTCGCTGGGCAGGCTCACCAGCACCAGGCCGCGCACAACGGGGGCGGTGTAAAGCGTGGGCAGCTGGCTGGAGTTGACCGCCGGGGCGATGATGCCAGTCTCGGCGGTGTGGACGCTCGGGTCTTCGTTGATTGCTTCGATCTCGACCTGGTACATGCCACGGGGCCGCACGGCGACGACGCGGGCTTCCTGCCGCCAGGTTTCGCCCCAGCCGAAGCTGACGTGCGTGCGCTCGTAGGCGCTGCCGGTGTAGGGCGACATATCGAGCGCCGTCACGGCGACCTTGTCGGTATCGGACCAGGTGCAGACGTAGGGGCCGTTGACGCTGCCATCCTTGGCGCGCAGGCCGAGGTAGTGGGTCGACGTGCCGCTTGCCTCGAACACCATCGGCTCAGACAGGGTGAGAACTTCAGCCGATAAAACGGTGTTGCTTGTTTTGACATAGGGTTTTTGCGTGCCAATTGTTAGCTGGTCGCCCCAGATGTAAAACCCATAGCCCGTCGTGCCGGCATAGATGCCGGTGCCTGCGTCGTTGTAAATCTGCAAAAACGCGCGAATGCCATCGGTTGAAGTTGACACGCCGGTCAGCTGTAGCTTGTACCAGCCATCGCCGACTGCGGTGATCGACGATGTGCCGACCGTGAATGCCGTGCCGGTTTCAATCGGGGCATCGATGGTGCCGGCGGAAAGGTTGAAGTTGGCATACAGGATCGACGACGCCGACTGGTCGCGCAGCTGGAACGTGCCGCGAAAGCGCTCGCCCGCTTTTATCCACAGGGTGCGGGTGTAGGTATTGCCGGGGGTAGTTTCAGACCCGACAAGCTGGGCGATCTGGTGCGATCCGGTTGCCGAGGTTTCCTGCAGCTTGTAGGCCGATGTCGTGCCGTCCGGGCCGGTGATCTTGGTCGACGAGATCGTGGTAAGCGTCTTGCCCCATATCGACTGCGTGAAGTCTTCGGAATACTTCAACAGGTTCTCAACCGATTCCTGCGCGATCACCTCGGCGAACTGTCCCCACGCCGGCATGTCGTGCTGGATGGCGATCAGATCCCCGAATGCGGGAATAAATCCTTCCATCTCGGTCGAGAATTTGATCAGCTTGCGGCGGTAGCGGTTGGCGGCGGCCTGGTAGATGGCCTCGCGGTAGGCCTGCTCGCGCCCGGTGACGCCGAACAGCGTGACCTTGGCCGGCAGGGCCGCGCTGCTGCCTGGTAGATAGGCGGTGACGGTCTGCGGCGTCCATGTGCTGTTGTCCACATAGGTCGCCTCGATCGCGTCGGCGGTGGTTTCGCTCGGCAGGATGTATTCGATGCCGAACGACCCGCGCACGATGTTGCGCATCGAGAACAGCGCCACGGGGAACTCGGCGGCCTCGTCGCGGGCGAAGCGCACGATGCCGCCCTGGATGTAGGGCTTGGCGCGGCCCGCCTGGGCGATCTGGGTGATGCCTTCCCACAGCGTCGCCGAGTTGTCGAAGCGGCCGTCGAAGGTGTCGCCGCGTGCGGCCCAGGTGGCGTCGAGGTCGTATAGCGCCTGCAGGTCGATGCGGCTATCCGGCAGTCGGCCGCCGTAGATGTCGTTCGTCAGCGCGTCGGCCAAGGCCCAGGCGATCGATCGGGTGGCCGTGGCGCTGGCACTCCATTCGCCGACCGGGTCCCAGGTCAGCAGCTTGCGGGTGGCGACGACGTTGATCTTGCGGCTCGCCTGCATGCTGAGGTTGTTCGAGGCGCGCATGATCATCGCCAGCAGGGTGACGTTGCCGAAGTCGCGGCTGTCCGGCAGGTAGGCGCGCAGGCCGCCCCACAGCACGTCGTTGCCATACGACGGATCGGTCTGCTTGGCGTCGGTGCGGCGCATGCGAACCTGGTAGCGGGCGGCGGTGGTGTCGTGGCGGTAGCTGTAGCGCTGCGGGGTGGTGGTGGCGGCGGTGAGGGTGGTGTCGGCGAGCTGCGTCCACGAGCCGACCGGGCTGCCGCTGTCGTCGACTTCCTGTGCCTCGATGATGAATGACACCGTGTCCGATTCGGTCGCGCCGCTGACGCTGTTGAACTTGTATAGGCCGCGGCTGAGGATGACGTCGATGCCGAGCGCGTTGGCGTCGGTGGTGGCGGCGTTGGCGACAAAGGGGCCGAGGTAGGTGTGGATGTTGCAGGTTGCGCCAGCAGTCACCGACCCGCTCGCCGTGTGGGTGAAGGTGTAGGTGTCGGCAGTCGGCACTGTGGCAATCTGGAACGCGCCATCGGTCGCCGCGCCGCTGGTGGCGTCGAAGTAGACCCACTGGCCCGATGCCCTGCCGTGCGCCGTCTCGGTGACGGTGACGGTGGTGAGGGTGCGGGCATAGGTGGCGGCCTTGATGCCGGCCAGTTCCTGCCCGCTGACCTCGATGCTGGTCGAGACGTTGGACGGGAACAGCGTCAGCGTGCCGCCGGGCGGGATGATCTCGGTGGTGATCTCATCGAAGCTGGTGATCGGGGTGTCTTCGATGTTGATGGACTCGACCTCGAACTCGCCCTGGCCGAGCACCATCAGCTGATACAGGTACTGCTCGTTGCCGGAATACTCGGCATACGGCTGCGCGCCGAAGTCGGGGAACAGCTTGACGCGCCCGTACTGCACCGGGATGGCCGATTCCAGCCGGGCGTAGTTGCCCTGGCTTTGCAGGCTGTAGGTGGGCGACGGTGCGGCGAGCGAGGCGGCGCTGGCGAAGGATGGCGGCTTGGGCGGCGGGATCAGGGCGTTGATCAGCATCGAGCCGGCGGCGACGATGCCCGCCGACAGCACGCCGATGCCGGTGGCGCCCAGGCCGAGCCCCAAGGCGGCATTGACGAACCCGGACGCATACGGCGCGAAGGCGATCACCGCGATCATCAGCAGGATGCGCAGCGGATTTGAGCCGCCGCCGCCGCCTTGCGGCAGGGTGACGAAGGCGATCACGTCGGCGTCGCTCACCCGCTCCGACCAGTCGCGGCGCAGCACCGCCTCGCCGTTGCGCAGGCAGATGAAAGGCTTTTGCGTGGCCGGGGCCAGATCGCCCAGCGTTACCGGCGACAGCACGGCGCGCACCTCGCGACCGCGCATGGGGTGGAATGGGTCGTGGATGATCGAGACGGTGGCTTGCATCAGACGTGCCGGTAAAAGTGGATATGGTTCCAGCCGGCCATCTTGAGGCTGGGCACGCTCTGGAACACCACGCCGCTATGCTCGACGCAGTGCAGCACACCACCTGCCGCCCACATGCCGATATGGATGGGATGCTTGCCGCGCGCCATCAGCACCGCGTCGCCTTCGAGCGGGATGGCTTCGCTGGTCCAGTTGCTGCGCTCGGGGTCGCCGGTCAGCGCATTGGCGCAGGCGCGCACGCTCATGGCATCGACATCCACCGCCGGCAGGTCGAGGCCGAAGCGCTCGCGCTGCACCCGGCGAAAAAACGCCCAGCAGTCGTTTTCACCCGCCACCCAGGGCAGTCCGATATATTCGGTTATCCAGTGGCTCATGTGGCGATCAGGCCGGGGAACTGGTCGGCTGTGTAGTTGACCGACGGGAAGCGCTTATTCACCAGGTCGCCGAATCCGCAGGTGGCGCGGATGCGGAACACGTCGGCGGTGATGGCCAGCACGGTCAGCGTCAGCGGCGGGTCGTTCTCCGGCGCGGCGAGGTTGCTGCTGAGGTACTGCCGGTAAATGACGGTGATTAGGTCGGTGCTGCTGACGGCCGACTCGATCTGCGCGAGGATCTCGCGCGATACGTTGTCGATCTCGATGGTGCATGACGGCATGCCGAGGCTCTGCACGTCGGGCGGCACCACGTCGAAGCTGAATGGGGTGAAGGTGACTTCGGTGCTCGGGTCGGTGGGGGCGCTGGCTTCGAGCGTGGCCGTCAGGTCGACGGCATCGCGCACCACGCGGATCGGCACGCTGAAATCGGGGTGGTTGATCTCCAGCGTGTGGTAGATGATCTCGTTCGACGGCGCGCTGGCGTAGGCTTCCTGAAGCGCTGCGGAGAGGTTCGGGTCGGGCATCAGCGCACCTTAATCCGGCAGCGACGCGGTGGTGCGCGTTTCCACCTGGGCCTCGACCGACCAGTTGAGGCCGGGCTGCAGTCTGGCGACGAAGGTGCGGGTGAAGCGCGCCTCGATGCTGTTGATGCCGCTATCGCCCACAGCCAGGTCGATGTCGAACCAGCTCGCGCCGCCGCTGATGCCGGTGCTGCTGTCTTCATACCAGGCGCGGAACTCGGCCAGTTCGGCGTCGGTGAAGGTCCACGACAGGTCGATGTGGTCGATGCGCGCGGCGGTGCGGCGGCGAACCCGCGGGTTGCCGGCCTCGAAGTCGGTGCGCACGCACTGGTCCTGCATGTTGACTGAATAGGATGCCTTGGTCGGGCTGGGCAGGGTGGCGGGCCAGGTTGCCATGTCAGTATGTCCCGGCGGCGCGGTTAAGGCCGTATGTTCGTTCGAGCGAGCCGCTGACGGCGTTGCCGCCCTTGGCGATGTCGCCGGCGATCATGCCGCGCACCTGGTCGATCATCACGTCAATGATGCGGGTGTTGCCTTCCATGCGCTCGGTGGCGGTGGCCTGGGTGCCGCTGGCGTTGTTGACGACGTTGACCTGCACGTTGCCCGCGGCATTCACGCCAAGCACGCCACCTGCACCGCGCTTCAATGGCAAAATCGCTTCGCCCGGGTTGCCGGTTTCGCCCATCAGACCAATGTTCGGCACGCCACCGTTGGCGAACGGGAATAATGTTGGTTTGTTGACGATCTGGCCGGAGTAGGCAGACAGGGCCGGGGCGTTGGTGAAGGCGTTGCCGTTGGCGCTGGCGAACAGGCTGCCGAAGAACGACGCCAGCGGCTGGGTGATGCTTTGCTGGATGGCGACGCGGGCGATGTCGGAGAGGATGCTGTCGACCAGGCTCTTGAAATCGAGCTTGCCGGTTTCGACGAACTGCACCATGGCATCCTCCATGCCCTTGAACGCGGTGACGACCACGTCCTTGGCCTTGGCCATGACGCTCTGGATGCCGGCGACGTATTCATTCAGCCCGCCGAGCATGCCGCTGCCATGGCTGGCGGCGTCGGCGCGGCTCTTGAAGCTGCCGTCGGCGTTGCGCGGCTGGCTGGCGAGGGTGACCGGGATCACCTCGGCGAGCTGGCTGGCGGCGGCCTGCACGGTGGGCAGGCTGGCCTCGATGCCTTGCGCCATGCCGAGGCCGATGTTCTCGCCGACTTCGGCCATCAGCGTGGACGGCGACTTGATGCCGAAAAAGTCCTTGATGCCCTTGTAAGCGTCTGCGCCGACGCCCTTGACGCTATCGACGAAGGCGCGGGCGCGCTCCTTCATTCCGGCGATCAGGCCGTCGACGATCTGGATGCCGACTTTTTTCATGTCGGCGACGAATCCGCCGAGCGCGGTCTTGATGCGGGCCGGCAGCTCCTTGAACCACTGAACCATGTCGTAGATGGCCGATCCGAGGCTCTGGAACTTGCCGCCACTGACGGCCTTGAGGGCGATGTCGATCTGCTCGGATAGAAAGGTGCCGATCTTGAACGCCGCGACCGCCGTGGCGCCCAAACCGAGAATGGCAATCACCACGGGGTTGGCAGCGAGGAACGCTGCCAGGCCGGCCAGCGCGCCAGACAAACTGCCGATGGCGGTGACGACGGCGCCGATCCCGGCGATCGCTGCGCCCCCTACGGCCAGGCCGGCCGTGCCAAAGATGAGCCACTTGGCCAGCTCTGGGTTTTCGTTTGCCCATGTGGCGACGCCTTTCAATGTCGCAAGCATAGACTTGAGCGCTTCACTGCTCTGTACCGCTCCCGATGCGGCAATCTTGAACGCTTCTATCTGCGCGCCGGCCGACTGCATGGCGGTAGCGAAGTCCTGCGCCGCCACGCCGTTGGCAGCCAGGGATTCCTCGCGGATCTTTTTGTAGTCTTCCAGGTCGCGCAGCATGCCCTGGATGAACGCGCCGGCTTGCACGTCGTTGAACAGCGCGGCAACACGGGCGGTGTCGCCGCCGGTGAGCCGCTGTATCTCCTGCGCCATGTAGCCGAGATAGTCGCCGCTGGCCTTGGCTTCGGTTTTGAGCTTCTCCAGGTCGACGCCGATCTTGTCGAAAGCCTTGTAGGTGACCGATGCGTTGAGCTTGGTGAGGAAGTTGTCGAGATTGGTGGCGGCCTGCGCTGCGTCGCCGGTGCCGCGGCGGGCGATCTGCGCTGCTGCTGACAGGCTGGCCAGGCCCTCCTGGCCTTTGATGCCGAGGTTGCTGGCGCTGGCGGTGAGCTTGTCGAAATAGCCGGCCATGTCGCGCAGCTCGAACGCGCCTGCTTTGCCGGCCTGCGCCATGATGTCGAGCGACTTGGCGACATCCTCGACCGGGATCTGCAGTTTGCTGAAGCTGGCCTGTGCCGCGCTGGCCATGTCCTGAATGTCGGCACCCGCTGCGGTGGCGGCCTGGCCGATTGGCTTGAGCATCGCCACCGCAGACTCGGGGCCGACACCCTTGGCGATCATGTCGTTGAATGCGGCGGTGATGCGGTCTTGCGACTGGTTTGTGGCGACGGCGATCTGGTTGACGGCGATAGTCCACTCGCCGACCATCGCTCGGGCTTTTTCGCCAGAGAATCCTGCGGTGTTTGCAATGCCGTAGAGCGCTTTTTCTGCGTCGATGGCGTTTCCCGTCAGGGTGTTGAGGTCCAGCCCAAGCCGGCTGAGTCCTGCCTGCCCTGCCGTGCCGATGGCGCCGATGCGCAGGCCAGCAGATTCGAGCTTGCGGCCGATGTGCTCGGCCTTGGCGCCGAAGTCGTCGAGCTTGCGGCCAGCTGACCCGAGCGGGCCGGATAACTGGTCGACGGCGGAGAGGATGACCTGGATGCTGTTGCTCATTTTTCGTTGAGTACCTTGACGGCTTCGTTCTCCATCACGCGCAGCATTTCAAACAGTTCGCGGCGGCCTTCGCGCGCCACCTCCAGCAAGTCGAGCGTGGGCGGGATGGCGCTGTAATCCAGCCCGACCACACCGCCCATCGGACCCATGCGCCACTGCGTCAGCAATGCGGCAAACACCTCGACGGCCTGCACATGCTCGGGCCAGATGCCGGGCTCGTTGCCGGGGCCTTCCAGCTTCATGCCCATCGCGGCCAGGGCCGCTGCGGTGTCGTCCGGTCCGCCGCCGACCAGGTGCCGGGCGGCGGCCCTCAGTTTTTTGCTGCGGCCTTGCCCAGCTCGCCGACGTAGGCCTCGAGCACGGCGACCGCTGCGCTCGGGTAGGCGTCGAGCAGCGCGGCGAGGTTCTGCATGCTGAACTCGGCGTCGATGCCGTCCCAGCCGCAGACGATGCTGGCGATGCTGTCGATGTCTTCACGATCGCGCGCGGCTTCGATCCACGCCTTGAGCGCGGCCTTGCCCATGTGGTTGAAAGTGAAGTTGACCAGCTGCTGCTCGCCACCCGGCACGGGGATGGCGACGCTGGCGACGAAGGTGGGCGACGGTGCGATCTTGAGCATTTACAGGCCCACGATCTTGATTTCGTCGTTGCCGGCGGTGCTCGGCAGCACGCGCATGTCGTAGGCCAGCATCATGCGGCCGTTGACGTCTTCGACGCTGGGGTTGATCAGCTGCACGTTGGCCAGGAACACCAGCATCTTGAATCCGGCGGTGGTGCCGTGGACGACGCCGACCGACTGCGTGGTGTTGGCCTTGATGTTGGTGTGGAACGTGGCCTCCTGGCTGGCGGTGAGGTCGAGGCGGATGCGGCCGGTCATCACGCGCTGGGTGATATCGACGCTCTGCCCTGCGGCAGATGCGGTGCCGAGCAGGTCGATGAATTCCACCTGGTTGCCCATGTCGAACTCGAAGCCGCCGGAGACGTATTCGGTGCCAGACGACAGCGCGCCGGTGGCGTAGGTGCAGCCGAGGGTGACCGCGCCGGTATTGGTGTCGGTGACGACCAGCGGGGTCTTGAAGCCGGTGAGCGTGGGCGAGGCGTTGGCCGCTGCGGTGACGCCGCCATCGAGGCCGACGAAGCGGAAGCTCATGACGGGCCGCTCGCCGACGTTCATGTTGACGGTGAAGGTGCCGCGCGCGCCGGTGAGCTTGTGCAGCGCGCCGTCGAGGTGGTAATAGATGGTGACCGACTTCATCGCCGAATAGTCGCTGGCGAGCAGGTGCTCGACGCGGGCGGGAGTGAGCAGAGACGATCCAGCAGCGAAGCCGCACGCCTGCAGCAGCGGATCCCACTTGGCGGCGGTGCCGGCGGTGCCGCTGTGCTGGAATTCGACGTCCATCGTCATCTCGACGTAGCTGGAGCCGACGAGCTGCTCGCTGCCGCCGAAGTAGGGCCTGACCAAATCGCGGTCGACGTTGTTGCTGACCAGCGGGTTGATGGTGACGTTCGACACCAGGATGGCGTTGTCTGCGCCGGTGGGCGTGGGGTCGAGCGCGTAGGTGATCTCGGTTTCGGCGAGGATGACGGTATTGCGGATATAGCGCGGCATGGGTTAGTCCTCAATGGGAGCCGTGGCCGGCTCGGGTTGCGGTTCGGGCTGAACGGGCAGCCATTGATGGCTTTCCTCGTCGTAGATAAATCCGGGGCGGGTTTTCATAGGGCTGTGCGGTAGCTGACGTTGAAGGTGAGGGTGACGCGAACCATGTCCTGGTCGTCGAACTCCCAGCGGGTGTCGACGGCGCTGCGGATCTGCACTTCGGGGCCGAGGCCGAGATCGCGGTCGGCCAGCAGGGTGGACTCGACCAGCGCGACGGTGGAGTCGGCTGCGTTGTCGCCCGGGTCGCCGCTGGCGTGGACGCTGACGGCGACGAACAGGGTGCGGTCGAGCATGCCGAGCGGCATTTCGTCGGCGGATTCGGACAGCGGCTCGACGATCACGGCAGGCAGCGTGGTCAATGCCTCCTGCCGGCTGCGGTAGACACGGCCGCCAGCGACGTTGGCCGTCACCAGGGCGGCGGCGGCGGCGGCGATGATGGATTCGCGGGTGCTCATTTCAGCAGAATCACCGTCATGCCGGCGCCGTCGTGCTGCAGCTCGGCCACCGTGTAGGCGCTGGTCCTGCCCTTGTAGGTGATGCTGACGGCGGTGCCGTAGGTGGTGTCGACCGGCACCGACTGCGTGCCTCTTTCGCGGTCGCGGCGGCGGTTGTCTGCCATCACGGTGGTCTGGTGCATGGCCGGCAGCTCGGTGAGGCAGGTGAAAGCCGGGCCGCTGCTGGCCATGCCGAGGCGGTCGACGTAGTTGTCATCGAAAATGCCGTTGATCGACACGCCGCCGA